AATTTGCTTTTGTTCCCAATCACATCGCTGAGTCTTTCTTTGCTAGTGTTTATCCTACTATTACTTCTGGTAAAAGCACAAAAGTCATAATGGTTTCAACCCCTCACGGGATGAACCATTTTTATAGGTATTGGCACGACGCAGAAAAAGGTAAAAATGAATATGTACCAACTGATGTTCATTGGTCAGAAGTTCCAGGTAGAGACTCTGAATGGAAGAGACAAACGATTGCAAACACATCTGAACAACAGTTTAAGATTGAGTTTGAGTGTGAGTTCTTAGGATCTGTTGATACTCTAATTGCACCAAGTAAATTAAGAACACTGATATATGAACAACCAGGAAAATCGAATGCAGGTTTAGATGTTTTTGTTGATCCTATAAGAGGTCATGATTATGTGATCACGGTTGACGTAGCAAGAGGGGTATCTAAAGACTACTCAGCCTTTATAGTTGTAGATATAACTGAGTTTCCTCATGCAGTGGTGGCAAAGTATAGGAACAATGAAATCAAACCCATGCTTTTTCCAAGTATTATTCAGGATGTTGGGACTAAGTATAATGATGCATTTGTTTTATGTGAAGTAAATGATGTAGGAGATCAGGTAGCATCTATATTAAACTTTGATTTAGAATACAAAAACCTTCTTATGTGTTCCATGAGAGGTAGAGCAGGTCAGATTGTTGGTCAAGGATTCTCTGGTAAGAAAACTCAACTTGGACTTAAGATGTCTAAGACTGTAAAGAAGGTTGGTTCTCTTAACTTAAAAACTTTGATCGAAGAAAATAAACTTCTTTTTACTGATTATGATATATTAAATGAACTTACAACTTTTATTCAGAAAGCCAATTCATTTGAGGCAGAAGAAGGATGTAATGATGACCTTGCAATGTGTCTTGTCATTTATGCATGGTTAGTAGCACAAGATTATTTTAAAGAACTTACTGATCAAGATGTAAGAAAAAGATTATATGAGGAACAGAAAAATCAGATCGAGCAAGATATGGCTCCTTTTGGTTTTATGGATGATGGAATGGGTGATGAGAGTTTTGTTGATGGGGATGGAGATAGATGGTTCCATGCAGATGAATATGGTGATAAATCATATATGTGGGAATACTTATCTTGATGGAAATAGACAAGCAAATAAAGTTAGGACATTTATTGCTGTCTACTCGAACATGTAGAATATGTGGGGAAAATAAAAATTTAATAGAAAGTTTTTATAGAACTAGAAAGGATAGAGGGCCAGTTGCCTCTTCTTATTCTTATGAGTGTAAAGCATGTACTATAAAAAGAATTATAGAAAAAAGAAAAAAAGAAAACCCTTTTAGAGATTGGAATTATCCTGATTGGTAATTGTTCACGGCATGTTTCCCCATCGAAAATGTCGAAAACAATAAATATTTTCAGGTAAAAATGAGTATTTCGGAGAAGAATATGGCGACTCCTCAATTATCTCCTGGAGTAGTAGTTAGGGAGGTTGACCTAACTGTTGGAAGAGCAGATAACGTCTTAGCTAATATCGGTGCTATTGCAGGACCATTTAAAATTGGGCCCGTAGAAGAAGCAATTGATATTACCACGGAACAAGAGTTAATCAACACTTTTGGAAAACCACTATCAACTGATAGACAGTATGAGTATTGGATGAGTGCATCATCTTTCCTCTCATATGGTGGTGTTCTAAAAGTTGCAAGAGCAGATGGTGCAACTCTTAATAACGCAAATGCAGGTGCTCCAATTGGAGGAGTCGGTATTGCTTCTACCACTTCTCTAAAGATTAAGAACTACGATGACTATCAAGGAAGTTATACAGACATAACAAGTGCATGGACATGGGCTGCTAAAGATCCTGGTACATGGGCAAACAACCTTAAAGTATGTTTTATTGACGATTTTGCCGATCAAACTGTTGGTTTCTCTACAGTCGATCTGGATAAGTTTGGTTTCACAGTGGGACTAGGTGTTACGTGGGCATACAGTGGAACAACAGCAGGAATTGGTACTACTGCTACTGAAAATGGATATGTAAAAGGTATCATAACTGGTGTTGCTACTAATACAAGCACCACCGAACAAAGTACAATCGATGTGAAGATTGTATCTAGAGTTAAAACTACTGGTGCAGGTGCTACTGAGACGGCAATAGATTATGCTCAATTTGATCCTCAAGCCTCAATAGCAAAAGGAAATACGCTATTTGCTGTTAATACCTCTGGTATTAATACTGACAATGGATCTGGTTTATTAGCTGCTAGTTTAGTTACTGGTGTTACTACTGTATCTGACTGGTATAATAATCAGACCCTTGATCTAACAAACTCTACAGTTTATTGGAAACAGGTTGCATCGAAACCAACAACAAGTAAGTATAGTGAAGATAGAAGTGGTAGAAATGATACTTTACACGTTGTGGTTGTAGATGATGATGGATCAGTAACAGGAATTCAAGGAAGTATTCTTGAGAAGAGTCTTTTCCTTTCCAAAGGTTCTAATTCAGTATCAGATACTGCTGCACCTGAAAGAAATTACTATAAAGATTACGTCGCACAACAATCTGCATACTTATATCCTGGTTGGAATCCATCCACAGCAGTTGACAGTTACTTCAATACTGAACCAACAGCCACTGGATTTACTACTTACTCAGGTGTTAAATCAGATTCATTTACTGCTATTGGAGTTGCTGGAGGTCTTTGGGGACAAGAAACTCAAGGAGTTATCTTTAATGCTATAGGTAATAAAACATATCCTCTCGGTGGTGGTGTTGATTATGCTGCCTCAGGTGGTACTGAATTTAAGGCAACTCTTGGTTCACTTGTAGATGCATATGATTTATTCTCTAATAAAGACGAGGTAGAGGTTGATTATCTAATCATGGGGCCAGGTTGTGGTGCTAAAGATGAATCTCAAGCAAAAGCAAATAAACTTATTGCCATAGCAGAGTCTAGAAAAGATTGTATAGCTGTTATTTCACCACATAGATCAGATGTTGTGAATGTAACTCAAGGAGAAAATCAAACAAATAATGTTGTTGAATTCTTCTCTCCACTAAATGCATCATCATATGCAATATTTGATAGTGGATATAAGTACACTTATGATAGATTTAACAACAGTTTTGTCTATCTACCATGTAATGCTGACGTAGCAGGTTTGATGGTCAGAACAGAGATTGAGGCATATCCTTGGTTCTCTCCTGCTGGTCAACAACGAGGAGTGTTGAATAATGCAATTAAACTTGCATATAGTCCTAAGAAATCTCAAAGAGATACACTTTATGAGTCAAGGATTAACTCTATTATTAATCAGTCTGGAACTGGCATCCTCCTCTATGGTGATAAGACCGCATTGAATTATGCATCTGCATTCGATAGAATCAATGTTAGGAGATTATTCTTAACAGTTGAAAAAGCATTAGAGGCAGTTGCAAATGCTCAACTCTTTGAATTCAACGATGAAATAACTCGTGCAAACTTCAGTAATGTGGTTGAGCCATATCTAAGAGATGTTCAGGCAAAGAGAGGACTCATTGATTTCCGAGTCATCTGTGATGAAACAAATAACACTCCTAGTGTGGTCGATAATAATGAATTCCGTGCAGACATCTTCTTGAAACCCACTAAGTCTATTAATTATGTCACCCTTACTTTCGTTGCTACCAGAACTGGAGTCAGTTTTGAGGAAGTAACTGGAAGAGTTTAACTTTATAATTAATTACATAGGAGAAAATTAACCAATGGCCAGTTTAAAAACCATTACCCAATTTAAGTCGAGACTTGCTGGTGGCGGTGCTCGTCCTAATCTGTTTGAAGTTAATATTAATGACTTCAAATATGCAGATAATTGGGATAACGAAACTTTTCAGTTTCTTTGTAAGTCTGCTGCAATGCCAGCATCTACAATTGCCCCAGTTGAAATTCCTTTCCGAGGAAGAATTTTAAAGGTTGCTGGTGACAGAACCTTTGATACTTGGACAGTTACTGTTATTAATGATGAAGATTTCAAACTTAGAACTTCATTTGAGCAATGGATGAATGGAATTAGTAAGTTAAGTGATGCTAGTGGACCTTCTAACCCTAATTCATATATGGGTAATGCGACTGTTAATCAGTTAGGAAGATCTCCAGAAGGCCGTTTTGGTACTGCAGGAACTCAAGGAGGAGATGCAAGTGGTGGTGGTGCATCATTTGAACCATTAAGAACATACTATTTTGATGGTATCTTCCCAACAGAGGTTTCAACAATAGATCTTTCCTACGAAAGTGGTGATGCTATTGAAGAATACACTGTTACTTTCCAAGTTCAGTACTGGATTGCAGGATCTAATACAAGTTCTGGCACACCATCTGATCAAACTGGCACTGTCGTAGTGTGATAAATAGTGAAATAAAGGGCATCTTTAAATAAATCATGGCTAAGTTATTTGGGTTCTCGATAGAGGACAACGAACCACAATCGCAAAATATAGTATCTCCCATTCCTCCTTCAAACGAGGATGGGAATGATCATTATTTAACGAGTGGTTTTTTTGGTCAATACGTTGATATTGAAGGTGTCTATAAGACAGAATTTGAATTAATTAGAAGATACCGTGAAATGGCATTACACCCAGAGTGTGATAGTGCTATTGAAGATATTGTAAATGAAACTCTGGTATCAGATTCAAACGATAGTCCTGTTGAAATTAATCTTGATCATTTAAATGCAAGTGATGGTATTAAGCAAAAGGTAAGAGATGAGTTTAAGTTTATTTTAGAACTGTTAGATTTTCAATCAAAGGCTCATGAAATCTATAGGAATTGGTATATTGATGGAAGATTATATTATAATAAGGTAATAGATGTAAAAAAACCCCATGAGGGAATTCAGGAATTAAGATATATCGACGCAATAAAAATGCGTTATGTAAGGAAGCAAAAGAAGAACGAGAAAGATCGTCTATCAAATATTAATCAAAATAATCCTATGGATTATGAGTTTCCTGAGTTAGAAGAATATTACTTATATACTCCAAAGAATGTATATCCTGTATCTACTCCTTCTTCAATGGGAGGTGACCAAGGAATTAAATTTACAAAGGATTCAATCACATATTGTACATCAGGATTAGTAGATAGGAACAAGGGGTCAACACTATCATATTTACATAAGGCAATTAAGTCACTCAATCAACTTAGAATGATCTTCCTCTCCTTCTTCTTCCTCCCTACTCATCTTCTTCTTCT